CATCATCCTTGAGTAAGGAATAGGCAAAATCGTAATAAACGATTTCTTCTTTTTTCTTTGAAAGGTCTTCGAATGTTTTTTGGAGATTGTCTTGAAATTCTTCTAACTTCTCATGTTCAGTATTTCTGTTTGCAAGGTTTTGGGTAATAATTTGAATTTCAGATTCAAGGTCTCGGATTTGTCTCTGGTTGAGGGAAACCCGAGTATTGTTTTGAGAAATCTCATGGTTGAGTTTCGTAATCTCCTTGGATAGAACTGTGAATTGACGCTCTCTCTCCTGTTCTAACTTTATAGTCTCCTCAAGTTCCTGAAAACCTTTCTGGAGTTCCTTTGCCTTATTTTGAGCGTCTATAATTCTATTTAACCGAAACTCTTCTTCTATAGTCTGGGTACAAGTAGGGCAGACCGTATTTTCTGTAAAGAACTTATGTTCTTTGGTAATCGCAGATACTTTCTGCGAGATCTTACCCTTCAGATTGTTAAGTTTTACTAACTTATCAGCAGACCCAATGACTTCTTCCTGTTCCTTCGTATATTTAAAAATATCTTCCTCAATCTTGGCATTTTCGGTCATGTAAATGCCAACTTCGGAATCTAGATTGGTAATCTTTTCTTTGTTGGTATTAATATTTGCATTACCACGATTCTCAAGTTCCTCAATAAACTCTTGCTGCATTTTCATCTTATCCTTAAGAGTTTCCTTCTTAAGTTCAAGAGATTTGATCTGATCCTTTTTTTCACGAATCTTATCTTTGATAATATTATTCATCGCAGAAAAAATACGAATATCCAAAAGATCTTCAATCACCTCACGACGATGTGAGGTAGCAAGTTGCATAAACGGCACAAAAGTACTAGAACCCAGAATCACAATCTGAGTAAAAGACTTATAGTTTACCTTAAGAATATTCTCTTCAAGAATTCTTTGATTGGCACGATCATCTGCTTCTTTATGAAGTGGATTACCATTTACCTCAATATCAAAAATATTTGGTTTGATTCCCCGGCGAACAAGATAATCTCTATTGTTCACAGAGAATTCAATTTCCACAAGACAATCTTTTTCGTTAGTCGTATTAACTAACTGTGGTTTATTAATCTTACGAAAAGGTTTATTAAACAGAACAAAAGTCAAAGCATCCAAAACTGTGGATTTACCTGCTCCATTTGTTCCGATAATTAGATTTGTGTGATTTTTTTCAAAGTCAATTTCCGTGAACTGATTTCCAGATGAAAGAAAGTTCTTATACTTAATCTTGTGAAATACTAACATTTTTTGGGGGAATAACGATATCGTCAGGAGTGATCACAGCATAGCGATAATTATACATCTTACACGTCTTTATGGCAAGTTCGTCATCAACTTCAACAACTTCCATTTCAGTTTCTTCTTGGTCCTCAAGCATCAAAGCATAACGAGTCGCATCATCTTCTTCTTCAAAGAGAAAAAGAACTTTCTGCCCATATTGGTCCTGGACCGCATATGCTCCGTCGTCTTTTCTGTCCTTAAGTGTAAGAAGAAACATTTACTCTACTTCGCAAGCTTGTCTATAGAGATCTTGGAAAATACCTTTGATAATGTTTTTATCAAAATCAAATTCTGCTTCGTCAATATAACGATTTAGAATTGACATTGTATTTTCTTCTTCATCAATTTCAAAATCTTCACTTTCTTGAATATCAAAGTTTTCAACAATTTTAAGATCTTGAACACCTACGGTGTAAAGTTTGTCAATGAATTTTTCAAAGTCTTTTGGTTTGGTCTTCTTACGAACAATTACCTTGACAATTTTATTTTCATAATCTGTAGCATCAAACATTTGATACGGAGTATCTTCATAGTAGATGTTATAGAATAATTTATAAGGATTGTTAATTGAAGTATGCTCTAGTGTTTCCGTATCAAAAATATGAAAACCACGAGTATCATTTACATCCGTCCAGTACATCTCATAAGGATTACCAAGATAGAAAATACGTCCATTATCAGAACGAGTGTGGTAATGACCAGAAAATACCTTTGTGAACTTTGAAAAAATATTCGAATCCAGTCCATGTTCCTCCATAATCAGATTCCGATTCACACGAAACCCTTGAAGTTCTAAATGACCCATTGCGACTTTTGCCTTGGACTTTTTAATTTGATCTAGGGTCTTTTCTTGATTTTCTTGATTAATCCAAGGTAAGAACAAGATCTTAAGACCACCGATCGTTGCTTCAGTTGCCCCACTATAGGTTCTAATATTAGAATAAGTCTGAAGAAGAAGTCCTGGAGAATTTACACTATTAGTATTCTTATAGTATGTGTCGTGATTACCAATGATCATATGAACATCATAATCCTTGAGAGAATCAAACACAACACGTTTTGACCACTCCAGACTTTGATAATCAATTGACTTGCGACTATCAAAGGCATCACCCATATGAATGACTGTCTCTACCCCGTGTTCTTCAAGGGCAGGAAAGAAAACATTCTTATAGAAGAGTTCAAAGTAATCGTGAATATACTTTGATCCCTTTTTACACCCATAGTGTGTGTCTGTGATAATAGCAACCTTCATCGGTTCTTGTAAGAAATGTTGTCTTTGATCGTATTATAGTCTGAATTGCTTCCAGAAAGCAAGTTGTCATCAATCATCATAACCTCATCAAAACCAGTTCGTTCAATGATCTTGGTTTTGATTTCCAGTTGCTTCTTCTCTTTCTGAATACGACGGAGAAAAGCGTAGTGAATAATTTGTGTAAAATAAGCAAATGGGTTCTGAGATCTTTCTGGATTAAAGTTATGAATATACTGAACACAGTTTTCAATACCATCAGAAATCATATCATCCCGAAACATATAATTCACAAAGTTCGGTTTGTATGATAAATGAGTCGCAATCTTCAGAAAACACTCTCCCAAGTAATTTGTAATACGCGGTTTAGGAAGACCTGCTTCTTTAGCGGCAGCAACCTTTGTGCGATAGACAATCAGTGCTTCTAATAATTCTTTGTTATTTACATAGTGTTCTGATTTCTTCTTGGGCATAGCATCGGACTCATTAAATATATGATTTACTTATTATACCATACATTCGGAGGCTTGACAACATTTGAAAATATGTGTAGACTAGGTTTGTCTCCTTTGAAGATGAGAACTAGCTTTCTTTAAGACCTTTAAAGATTCTTTCAAGATTCTTGCGAGCATCTTCTACACTAGCAACGTAACCCATCTTGTTTGATACTTTAACTTGACCTGTTGGTTTATAAAGTTCAATACTATCATCATCTCCATCATTAATATAAGAATCATAGACTTGAATGACTTTAGGATCCTTTGTTTCAGTCATAGTAATGACTCTATCAAGTCTAATGATAAAGATATCATCATCAGATAATTCCATCCAGGATTTTACTTTGATATAAGATCCTGTTGAAGAATGAATCATTTTCATAATTACTGGGTTTTGAAGAATAATCAAAGGATCTCCATCGTTTTCATCAACTGAAACGAGTGAGAGAATTTCTTCCCCTGATATTAGTTTTATAATTGCGTAAAACTCTTCTCCCATTAGTTTTTAAGCGGTATGTTTACAATATCATAATTAAAGTTTTCTTCGTTATAAACTTTGATTCTTTCGATTAGGTGATTGAGTGTGTAATTTTTTCTTGACTTATAACTGATATCATCGGCAATGTCATATAGAGTTGCTTTTGTCTTATTGTCGCTTTTTCTTAAGACTCTTCCGATTGATTGGAGGTTTCTGATTCTTGATTTACTAGGGGAAGCAAAGATAACATTATGTAGATTTCTAATGTTGATACCAGTAGAAAAAGTCCCGTAAGAAGCAACGATGATAGCATTGTTTTCTTTCTCAGTAATTTCTCTGACTTTTTCTCGGTCCTCAGTATCTACACCACCATGAACAAAGAACACGTGGCGACCTTCAGCGATGCTATTATTTATCAATTCATATAAAGGTTGTCCGTGACCTTCAACTCTAGAAAATAGAATTAGAGTATTACCTTTAAGATCAAGTGCCAGATTCTTGATGAACTTATTGCGTTTTTCGTGATTGATGATATACTGAACTTCTTCCTCAAACGTTTCAAACTTATTTGGTGGGTGTTTCAGCAAAAGAATATTAATATCCAGTTTGGCAACATGACCCTTCTGCATCAGTTCTTCTGTTCTGATGATCTTATATGAAGGACCAAACAAACCTTCTAAAACCCACTTGTGCGTTTGTGTACCATCCAGCGTGCCTGTAAAACCATAACGAAATTTAGCATCAGAAAGTTTTGTCATTATAGATACTAATGACTTTGATTTAAACTGGTGTGCTTCATCTCCTACGACCACATTGAATCTTGAAAAGTATTGACGGGGAAGTTTGTAGATGGATTGCCAGGTAGTGATAATCACCTGAGAGTCCGTTTCTCTTTCTTTACCCGCATATATCTTGTGGCAGTATGAACCAACATCCCACCCATAATCAGCAAAATCTTTATACATTTGTTCTACAAGGGAAGTCGTTGGAACAACTATCAGAGTATTTTGTCCTTTCTCAACGTAATATC